CTCTCGAAGACTCCTTACCTTAACTATTCTCTGAATCCATGACTTGTGTAGGTCCCTACCACTTGCTACGAAAGTAGTACCTGGCACACTCGCATTTCATAAGACTCGATCGGGAAGAATTAAATCTTTCCGAAGGAGTTCGGTTATCGTAATGAGAGATACCTTCATTTTACTGAAAGCTCTTTCCATTACGCCTGCTGGTTTACACTATTTGTCAATAGTTTATCACAAACAAGCTAGAATAGTACAAAAGTATGATATGCTCACGTTGTCATTATGCCTTAAAGCTGATTTTCTTTTAATTAAGAATTTTATGCTTATGGGCGTAGTGACTCCATGAGATAATAAGAAGTTTTGACGACGTTGTACACCTTTCGGTGTGCCCCGTTATCTTAACCCTCTTATTTCTAATTTCAATAACTTATCTTCTTGAGATAAGGTATTGATTATTAGTTTCATACGATTGTATCGGCTTCTAGATTTTCCTGCACCACTTGATCTTTCAACAATTACTGAGCCTCTTGCAAAGGAGGCCTTGATTGCTGTAAATCAAATGGTTGGGGAAATACCTCAAATATGATCCGCTCTTATGCCTGGTATTAACTTTCGTTCACTAAAGTATGATAAGAAGTATGATCACGGTGCTTATTTCTATCCTGGGGCTTTCGGGCTCCAGGGTTGACTTAAGACCGGACCAGGAGGGAAAGGTCTTTTGCGTGTGTTGATTGAACTAATTCAATTTACCAATTCTAGAGAGTTACTAATCACTTCTACGAACTTCATTTCTGAATTTCGTAAGAATATTAGTAGATTAGAGTATGTTTCAAGAATAGGGGTTACCCCCTTGTTTTTGATTCGTACTTTTATCGGATTTGACTGACTTTTACAGTTAGCCAAATTCCTCCCTCGTAAGTCCATCAAGAAGTTGGAGTTAGGACCTCGTGTCCTAACTACATTTCCTGACGGGCTTTTTAAGAATCGATATATTGCGTTAGCCGATTGGCTCACACAAATGACGCTTGCTCCCCTCCATCATGTGATAATGGAGCTTCTCCGATTAAAAACCGGAGGAACTGACTATACACATGATCAAGGTACTTCAATCGACACCGCCATTAAGATATATAACAAAGGCCGTAAAGCCTGATGTTTTGATCTTTCCGCAGCAACTGATCGACTTCCGATTCAACTTGAATCAGGAGTTCTCTCTTGTTGTGGGATATCAAAACTAGGGGTAGAGTCATGAAAGTTCCTGATGGTAGGTATTCCATTTTCCAGTCCACTTGGTAACGTAAGTTACAAAGTTGGTCAGGGAATGGGTACATATTCATCTTGAACCTCCATGGCCCTACTACACCATTATCTGATCCGCCTTGCAGCGTATCAGGTAACAGGTACTCCTAAGTTTCTTGATTATATAATCCTTGGTGACGATGTCGTTATCTTTAGTGAGCTCGTGGCTAATCGATATTTTTCCATCATAACGTCAATTGGAGTCTCAATCTCGCTTCCTAAAACTATTCGTCCTTCGACGGATAATCTTAGTGGAGTTGAGTTTGCCTCCAAATTGATCGTTAATGGTGTTAATATATCGCCTATCCCTCTTGGTTTGTTACTTCAACGTGATTCAATTAGGCTTTGCAACCTATTTGTTTATATCTTTGAAGCTTCATTCCAATTAGGAGGTCATGAGCTCATAGAACGTGTGTTAAGATGTATCCCCTCTTGACTAAGGAGGGTATCCTCTTTCAAGGACAGTGACTTTAAAGTCCCGTCAGTCCGCGAGGACTGACTGATTTTCTTAGGTTTTTACGTTGGTTATGCCAACTATCGAAAGATAATTGACATAGCCAAAGTAGAACTAGGGAGAGAACTTAGAAATAGAGCACCCGTTAAGGGCTCACTCTTTTCTGGTACCTCCCTAGGACTGTTCCTAGAGGGTGTTCCCCTTCATTTCTGAGAGGAGATACACCAAAAGTTCGAGTTGGATACACTTGAGACCTTTAAGCATAGCTTTAGGTATGTATGTAATCAAATGGGGAAACCCAACTTGCTTCGTACAATCCTAAAAGATATGCCTAAAGGTAAGCTTCAGTCCTTCCTCTTAAGTAAGGAGTCTGAACATTTCAATACTATTATTATGACGCCTGTTTCCAGGTGTTATTATGATGTAGTGAGTGTTCTGACAACCCTTCTTAAGAAGGAAGCCCTTTCATCTAGTATATCAATATATCCGATTGACCAATGGGGAAATATCATTTTCCCAAAGGATGGTCAGATTATTGAATATTATATGAAAGGAAAGAATGTTGATTTCTTAACCCTTCTCAAGAGAGAGGGTCTCTTAGAAAAGATTTCTTTTCTTGCTATAGGCCCAAAGTCACTGGTTAGTGATTTCCGAAAGGAATTCATGCCAATGTCTATGGGTAAGGGAAGTTTAAGTTCCTTTCTTACGCAATGGGTTGTAAAGCCCACTGTGATAAGTAAGTATTTAGCTTCTCTGTACTATTTCAAGTCAAGAGGAGTCTTCTCTAAGGGGCCTTTATTGACACCAAAGCAAATTCGCAAGAATAAGCCTGGTGTTAAGGTCTCTTATAAGAGTTAATGATCATCAATATTCTGATTGAAGCATGTGATGTTGTGAAACAACAGTTAACACTTAGTGACTTCAGCAGTCGGCGTGGATTGACCTTATTTAAAATTTAGGTAATCTCCTG